CAAATTTTCCATTAACTTGCTGGGGATCACAAATATACCCACAATCTTTACCAAGCAGCATCAGTACGCCTTAATCAAATACTTAACTAGATGATAGCGTGTTAAGAGCGGAATGTCAATCTCTGGTTGCAACTCAGATGTAACACTTAACTTCACAGCAGAGGATAGTGTGAAGATACCATCATTAACATCAATACCAGCAGAGTTAATTGGATCTCCTTGTGGTGGAATAACCTCTGTAATGTATTCTACACCAAGATCAACTTTACCAGAAGATGTGGTAATAGTTGTAACCTCACCCTCAGCATGAATCAAATAAACAGCAGATACACCGTAGTTATCATTGTTTGGACTACCAGAAGATGAACGTGATTGTCTTAGTTCAAACAGCATTCCTGGTTCTTGATAGTCTGCTGGTAATGCAACATCAACATCTGTCCAAACTGATGGACCAGATGTGGAAGCAACTGTTCCAATTTTAGTATAACTTCCACCAGCATCATTACTTGCAAATAGTTCAAGAGGAGCAGTTGGTGCTTCACCACCATTAGAATTATCACCAACAATTACATTAAATCTCAACGCTTCAACAACAGTTCCTTTTGAGTTGCTAGCAGATGCATTGATACCGATACTTCTTGCCCATCTATTTGCTTCATTACCAAAGAATCTTAGATATTTGAATCCATCTGGAGAAACAAATCCACCAGCAGTTCCACTACCAGTACCAGACTCAACATAATCTACGCTAGTGCTTGCAGCATCAAAGATACCAATAGTAGAAGATGTTCCTGATGTATCACCAGAAGATTGTGGAACCTGATATCCAATGATTCCTCTACCATCACTATATCCATCACCAACAACTAGTGTGCCAGCACTACCATTTCCAACTTCGGTAAATTGTAGTTCAAAGTAAGCACCTGAACCACCACCGCCGCCACCAGAACCATAGTAAGTTTGGTTCTCAGTAGCAACAAAGACAACAGATCCAGCATTACCATTTGCAGTTGTTCCACTACCAGCAATTGCAGCATTTCCTGCTCCGCCTTCTGAAACAAGAGATGCTGTTGGACCAGTTCCACTGCTCTTAACAGCAGACTGACCTCTAGCACCACCAAAACCATCTCTACGGGCGTTGGATCCGTTTCCACCGCCTCCACCACCACCGATGCCAGTACCTACGCCAACGCCGCCTCCGCCGCCGCCTCCGCCGCCTCCAGAGCAGACTGAGTTGCCACCATTGGAACCAGTTCCAGAGAATAATGCAGATAGATTTTGAACAGCATCAGTAGCATTTAATTGACCATTTTGGTCAGATCCTTGAGTAGCGTCTCCACCGCCGCCGCCTCCGCCGCCGCCTCCAGCACCGATAATGATAGCAGAAGGTGTTCCAACAGCAGATGCACCACCTCCACCGCCGCCAGCGCCACCACCTGTACTATTACCACCGCGACCACCAGTAGCAAAACCTACACCACCAGAACCACCCGAGCGGTTGCCGCCAGCATTACCACCACCGCCAACATATACTCTCAAAGTACCATTGTTGCCAGGGTTAATGTTAGCAGTAACTCTCTTACCACCAATACCATTTCCAGGATACCAATTGCCGCCATCTCCACGACCACCAGTTCCACCACTTCCACCTTTAACTTCTGCTTGAAGTTGATCTAGTGGCCAATCATTCGGGATATTATATGACTGATAACTGGAAGATGGTGATGTGAATGACTGCGTTACATCATTACTTCCAGTAAATAATGTTCTAGCGCCATCTCCGCCTGCACCACCAATGTAGGAAGAAGCACCACCAGTACCACCCTGAGATGAACTTCCACCAGTACCTGCTTGTCCAGCATAATATGAAACTAGTGTGTATTCAACACCGCCTGTAAGTGCATTTGTTGTGCCAGGAGTAATTGTAGAAAGACTAACAGTTTGTACTGTGGTTCCACCTTGCTTAACATAGATGAAACCTGCTCCACCTCCACCACCATTACCACCAGAATCTCCTCTAGTTCCACCACTACCACCAGTTGCTCTCACTTCATAAGTGTATCCACTAGCACTAAATGTGTAAGTTGTATTTTCTCCACCACCAGGAGCAGAATCAGTAGTAGCACCATAACCACCAGAACCACCAAGAGTTACCGCAATAGATGTTAGTGGGAGTTCATCTGCTGTAGGTGCAGGAACAGAATATGTACCAGCAGTTGTTTGATTTTGTTTTTCAACAGTTGTTGAGAACGTATCACCAGGAATAATAACTGGTTTGCCACCAATCACATAGTTGTCATCAATATCATATGCAGTTGGAGTTGGTGTAATAATCGTTGTAATAAGTTCCGATGGGAAATTACCAGCAGCTGCGTAGTGTGTTTCAATAGTAATTGAAGCAGAGTTGCCATTTGTAGAGAACTGCAACTCTTGTAGACGAAGAGCAGCATATCTACTCTTTGCTAATTTAATTGTATCGTTATCAACTTTAATTACAAACCACTCAGTATTTGCGGCGAATGAAGTAGCTACACCATCTACATTAACTGTAGCAATTGTAGATTGTGGATTATCTAAAACTCTAATTTTATATCCAGTCTGTAGTTCATGATCGGGAATAGTAATAGTTGTTGAACTTCCACTAGAGACAATTGCTGTTGAATTAAAAGTTTTGGTTATAACTTCACCAATTCCACTAACATTACCATATGTTGATGCGTTAGGATCTGGGATAACATAATCTACAATACCATGAGTGTGGAACAAAGGAACACCACCAGATGGCAAGAAGAAGTTAACCTGTCCATTACCATTCTTAAATCCAGCAGAGTGATCATCAGCAAAGAATCCAGCACCCTCAAATGCACCTGCTTCTGGTGCTTCTGATGTAAGAATAGCATGTTCGTGTTCTGGAACTGCAGAAATTAATTTTTCCTGCAAAGGTCCAATCTTAATGGTAACATCACCAGTCAAAGTACCACTAACAAAATCGGTCACATTATCATATCCACTGATAACAATATTACCAATGTCATATAATGCTTCCTGATCATTTTTAGAGAAGAACCATTTACCACCAGTAGCACCAACTGTGGAGATGACATTACCTGATACAGGAGATCCTCCACCAGAAACACCACCACCTGCTCCAACTAGTTTTCTAGTTTTATAGTCAGGAACTTTAAATGTTACTGCACTGGTCTGACCAAAATCAGATGGATTATATGTTCCTCCAGTGCCACCATAATCATTACTCAGAATCTCATACAACAATGGATAGTCCTGTGCATTATATTCACCGCCATCACAATATAAGAATCCAGGATATTGTTCTTCTGGATTATCTCCAGTATCACTAATAGTAGAAACAATTTCTACTCTAGCAAGACCATCACTTCCAGGTTGCAGAATATAGACTACATCACCGTCTTCGTATCCATATCCAGGACTTTTAATTGTAGCAAAATTAACAGAACTATCTAAGTTTGCAGCGACACCAACTCTCAATCCAAAACCAGTTGTTGATGCAAGTTTAAATGTTCCTGCAGATCCCAGATCAGTGACATTATAATACTTACCAGCAAGGATGTCAGCATTACTTCTACCAATTCTAAAAGTGCTGGCATCTACATATTGAACATAAAAAGTAAATCCACGCTCAAACTGCACACCACCATCACCACCAGGAGATAATTGTGCTGTAGCTGCTGCACCAGCACCACCGCCACCACCAGTAAAAGAAACCTGAGGAAACTGATAACCTTCACCACCATTCAATACGTTGATTTGAGTGACAGATCCATTGTTAATTACAACAGAGAAAGATCCAGCGGATACAGGTCCACTACCATTATCAGTAACTTGAATATTTGGAGGAGTTGTGTATCCAGATCCACCATTGGTTACAGTAAAACTTTGAATAGAACCACCAAGTTTAGCAATGTTTGGTGCTTGTTCTGCTTCTACTACCGTAATCTTATCACCATCAATGAATGGATGATTGGGATAATTGATCTCATCATTTCCGACAGATAAATTTCCTGGTTGAATAGTTAACTCAACTGGACCTGTTGGATATCCAGAAGTTGTTCCAAGATCAGTAAAATACCCGCTTCCCCCACCAGCACCAGCGACAACTGATCCAAGTTGAGTTACGACGCCATTATCTGCAACTTTATCGTCATCTGCTTTGAAGATTGGAACAATAGATCCAATCGGCATAGTAGATGCGCCAAAAGTTACTTTATCTGTTAGATAATTAGAGCGGATATTTCTGGACATACTAGATCTTGATTAGATAGTCAACCATAATGAAGGGAGCGATTAGATTGTCAATCTTTGTATCTGTTTCTGTACGAATATTTACAGACGCTTCCATGCCCTCTGTACTAACAAAGAACTCACTAGTATTTAACGTATAATTCGTCTCAGAAATTTCGTATGAGATATTATGTGTGTGCTGAGTTGGATCATCTTCATAATCAAATGCTTCTGTCGTCACAACAGTGTTTGAAATCTGAGGGAATGCTGGTTGAGTGCCATCAACAGAAGTATCAAATGGAAGTACGTTTGCTAGTGATTGATTGTGTGAATATCCATTATCACCAGAAAGGGGAACGTTATCACTACCAACACCATCTGCTCCTTCAACATAGTTTGGACCAACAGTGTAGCTTGATGATGCACATCCCATTTCAAATTGTCCGATTAGAACAACGTTAACATAACATGGACCTTCTGGAGTAGTATCAACAGAATAACTCTTACCAGAAGGAACTAAGCAACTAGTGTCAAATCCAGAGCAACTTCCTTTACAAATACCATAATATTCAAATGTTGTTCCAGTACCACCAGATGTATATGATCCACTATTCCAAACTTCAGATTGTGCGTAGAACTTACATGCTGGTTGCTCATCTGTAGCATCAAACCAGTTTCCAACACCGATAGTAGATGCGTTAGTATAGTAGTTCAATTCAAACACATCACTACCAGATCTTCTCTTAATTCTACATCTATAAGTTGTAGTGTAGTGTGCGTGGGGTTGAAATGCTGTCGCTGGTACGATTTCTTCGTCTGGGTTTCTTGGTCTAGTAAATGCAACATTACCCCTAAGATCTTCAGATAGTGCTGGAACTCTAAACTGTCCAAAGAGATCAACAACAGCAGTAGATCCAACGTTAGATGATACCTGAACACCAACACCAGACTTCTCAACTGTTAATCCAGTCGCACTAATAACTGTATTATCATTAATAACACCTTGGTCAGATGCACTAGATGCTCGGATAAACTTAGATCTTAAATCTGGAACTTGAAACTGATCAGCATTTAAATTTGTATCTGGTTGCTTAAACACACAAGCATCACCAAGTCCCAAGATCTGTGCAAGTGCTGGATATGTATTTTCATTATACACACTACCATCACATCTAATGTATCCTGCAGGCAACAAATTTAATCCAACGCCAATTGCAGGATCATTAATATCAAGTTCTTTAGGGAACGCAATAATAGTTCCCGTTGTTGTTCCGACCTTTGCTCTTTCTTGGTTTAAAAATGCTGCCATTTTAGTATGCCCTAATGATCATGAGGATCGTTTGTGATGGAGTATTGTTGTCCATAACAATATTTAATGCCTTTTCAATGTCAGACACATTAACTGTGTATGACTGAATGTTATTGATAGCAAGATTTTGT